GTAAACTTTAACCAATCTGGTATGGTTTCCCTATAAGTTAAGGTTAGGTCACATGACCACGAGCGGAACAACGGCATATAATCCTTCGCTTGGCGATCTTACGCTTTATGCTTTTAACCTTTGTGGTGTGCGTAACACCGCAATAGCGCAAGAGCATATGTATTCTGCCCGTACTGCCACCAACTTAATGCTATCCAGTTGGGCAAATCGGGGCGTAAATCTTTGGAAAGTTGAATTGGTAACGGTCCCGTTGGCTCAGACGCCAACAACATTGACCGCGTCTGGCGATGGCACAACGGTTACTCTAACATATGATTCTACAAATGCTCCAATTTATTCAGTTGGAACATCAATTACGGTCTCTGGCGTTACGCCAACGGGTTATAATGGCACTTACACGGTTACAGCATCGTCTACTGGCTCAGTATCATACGCAAACGCCACAACTGGGGCGCAAACGGTTTCTGGGACGATTACGGGCGCAAATTATGCTACCACCTATAGCGTTGATCCAAGCGTCGTCATGGTTTTGGACACTTATGTAACTACAATGAGTGGTTCTGTAAGCACTGACCGAATCATTTTGCCAGTTAGCCGCACAGAATATGCGTCGTATCCTAATAAGCAGACGCAAGGATTTCCGACAATTTATTGGTTTGATCGGTTGATTAACCCGACCATTACAATTTGGCCTGTGCCGGCAACATCATCGGGCATTTCTACGTTCTCGTATTACGCAGTGCAGCAAGTTCAGGACAGTAATTTTACGGCTGGCCAAACAGTGGACATTCCTTACCGTTGGCTGGAAGCGTTTGCTACAGGCTTGGCTGAACGGTTATCCATGATTTGGAACCCTCAATTGCTTCAAATGCTTAAACCAGCGGCGGATGAGGCATATAATATTGCGGCGCAACAGGATACAGAGTATGTTTCCATGTATATTTCACCGCAGGTGTCCGGCTATTACAGGTAATTTAAAAAGGAGGCTTAACAATGGCGTTTGCTTCCTTATCAGGACGGGCAAGAACCAGTTCTAGAAACCCGCAGGCCCACGCTATATGCGACAGGTGCGGATTTCGGTATAATCACATTAATTTACGGTGGCAGTTTGATTGGGCTGGGGCCAGCTTAATCAATAAGCGGTTTCTGGTATGCGATCCTTGCTATGATACGCCGCAAAATCAGTTACGGGCTATTATTTTGCCTACTGATCCAATGCCAATTATGAATCCTCGCACGGAACAATTTGCACAGGATGAAACTGATTATGTTGTTGAGAACGGCACTAATTCGGTTGATCCAATAACGGGTCTTACGATTTACAATTCTGTTGGCATCGTTACGCAGGACGGTGTAAATGTTACGTTACAAGTCAATGGTCGGCCAGTTGGCTTGGATCAGAACGCTGTTATGCCTTTATTTGGCACAGAAGCCTACAGAGTAACGCTTAATCCTCTATCTGTAGCGTCTCAAACTGGAACAAGCACAATTACGGTGACGTTCTCGTCTCCGCATGGGTTAAATACCAATGATCAAATTGCTGTTCAGGGGCTGTCCAATAATCTTGCAGATGGAACTTACAGCGTTACTGTTACAACAGCTACAGCATTCACATATCAAGTAAATAGTGCTATACCAGCAGGAGGGTTGCTCCAAGGTAGCACTTTGATGGTGACTGCTCTTGTTGGATTGCCTTATGATTATAATCAGATACCGCTTACTGGGGTTTAAGAATGGCAAATACGACTTTAACCAATCTTCCTACAGTAACAAACCTCAATGGCACTGAGCCTCTTTTGGGTGTTCAGTCTGGGTCATCTGTTCAAATTACAACGGGTCAGATCGTTAGTCTTGCCACTGGCGGCGGCGGCATTAGTCCATTGCCTGTTATTGCTGGTGGTACGGGTGATACAACACTTACTCAATATGGTCTATTATACGGCAATGGCACTTCACCTGTAAGCGCACTTTCGCCGCCAGCAGGTTCTAACTATGTTTTGGTTGGTTCAGCAGGAACGGCCCCATCATGGCAACCAACGATTCCTGTAACAGCAGGTGTTGATAGTGTTGCTTTTGGAACGACAGGTCTTACTCCAGTAGCTGCTACTTCTGGTGTTGTTTCAATTGCATTTGGCTCTGTTCCAACTGCGGCTGGTATTTATAGCCCCAATACAAACCAAATTGCGCTTAGCACGAATAGCGTGCAACGGTTTTTAATTGATGCAACGGGCAATTCTACCTTTAGCGGTACAACAACTGCACCATTTTTTATTGCCAACGGGACAATTACTGGGTCGTTATCCCAAGGTGCGTATGCCTATGGTACGCTACCTTATACGGATACCAATATATTTGCCTCTTACCAAACAAGCGTAAACAGCTACGCTCAAATGGTATTCCATAATAGTAGCAGTGGGACGGCGGCATCGACTGATATTATTGTAGGAAACAATAATACGACCGCCTCAACGTATTTTGGCGACTTTGGCATGAACTCTTCCGGTTTCACCGGAACTGGGTCGCTAAATGCCGCAAACAACGTATTTTTAACGTCTACTACGGCTGATTTGGTTATTGGAACAACAACGGCGAATGCGATTCGGTTTGTTGTTAACGGGGCAACAACGGATACGATTACGCTTCCGTCTACGGGCAACCTATTCCAAGCAGATTTTAGCAATGCTACGTTGACAAGCCGCCTTGCGTTTCAAACTAACACTACTAATAGCACCACGGGCATTTATGCGTTGCCTAACGGATCATCTACGGCGGCTTCATGGCAAGCAGCTAACGCATCTGACCCGACCAATGCACAAAAAATTCTTATTGCAACTAACGGAACCACGGATGTTCAATTGGTGTCGGGCGCAAACGGCACTGGGACAAGTTCTTATTTGCCACTTGCTTTTTATAACGGCGGGTTAGGTCGGTTTGTTATTGGAACAGCAGGTCAATTTGGCGTTGGGCCAACTGCAACTGTTTCTTATGGAACTTCTGGCCAAACATTTATTTCTGGCGGCGCGGCTGCTGCACCATCATGGGGTATTTTAGGAGTTTCTGGTGGCGGTACAGGACAATCATCAAATTGGACGCAATATGGCGCTATTTATGCATCAACGACTGGCGTTTTAGCTTCAACTGCGGCGGGGACAACAGGTCAGCCCCTTCTTGCTAATACGACAAGTGGGCCAGCATTTGGTAACTTGGCACTTGGCACGGCTAATACTAACGTCAGCGGCACATTGACGGTTACTAATGGCGGGACTGGGGCTGCGACATTTACTACCAATGGCGTCATTTATGGCAATACAACAAGTGCATTGGGTGTTACGGCAGCGGGCACTACAGGACAAGTTCTTGTAGGCAATACAGGTGCTGCGCCATCATGGTCAAGCACTCCAAGTTTTGGTGCTTTAACCATTACATCTACTTCAGCCAACGCTTTGGCTGTCGGCCCCGCTGGAACGACGAACCCAACCTTTAACGTAGACGCTTCCACTGCTTCGGCGGCTACTGGATTTAACGTTAAGTCGGCGGCTGCTGGCGGCGGCGTTGCTCTTTCCGCCATTTCCTCCGGCACGAACGAAAATTTAACAATTAATGCCAAGGGTACTGGTACAATCACCATTGGGGGTGTGTCTACGGGCGCGGTGATTGCAACAACTGCTATCACATTTAACACCACCACCAATAACCAATCATATACGACAACGGGAGCAGGAACTATTACCATATCGTCAGGTACGCTTGGTACAGTAGACAATATGACCATTGGCGGCACAACCCGTGCTGCGGGTACATTCACGACCGTTACGGCTCCTACGGTCGCAGGTGGTACAACTGCTTCTTCTACTTTGACGCTTGAATCTACATCGGGCGCTGGTACTACGGATTCAATACAATTTTTAGTAGCTTCTCAGGCAGAAGCTGCACGTTATGACACTTCTGGCGCTTATTTCTTTAAAAGGGTTGCTAACGCAGTAAACGCTACTACAACTTTAACCGTTGCCCAACTTAGAGGTGGAATCATTACATCTACGACTGCTGCAACAGTCACAATGACCATGCCCACGGGTACAGTACTTGATACGGCTGGTACGGGTTTAGCGGCTACGACATTGCCAACTAACGCTACGATTCAATTTACAATTAAAAATACAGGCGCAACTAACGCTATTACGGTGGCTGTTGCTACGGGTGTAACTAACGGCGGTGTAGCTGCCGATCTTACAATTGCTGCAAGTGCTACCGCAACGTATCAATTGACCAAAACTGCGACAAACACGTTTGTTCTTTACAAACAATAAGAGAATAACATGGCAAATACATATACTTGGACTGTTAACAACATGGTTTCATATCCTCAAGCTGAAGGGTATACGGATGTTGTTGTCACAATAAATTGGTCTTGCAATGGTACTGATGGTACTTACTATGGTGCACTTGTTGGAACAACTGATGTTAAGTTGAACCCAAATGCACCTTATACGCCATATGCCAATTTAACTGAGGAACAAGTGGTCAGTTGGGTTTGGGAAACAATTGGACCTAATCAAGTTACAGCAACTCAAAATGCTGTTGCTCAGCAGATTGCTAACAATTATTATACACCTACCATACTACCTAATCCTTGGAGTGCGTGATGGACTTTCAAACCCTAACAAATATCGGATTAACATCTCTGATAACGATATTTATCGGGGTTTTTGGCTATTTGTACCGCCAAAAAGATGATGCAATCAAAGATACGCAATGGCAAATTAATGAATTGCGGGTTGCAATTGCTCAAAAAGAAACAGCAATGGTTGAAAAATACGTTGCTAAAGATGATTTGGCAGCGCACTTAAATCGCATAGAAAATATGCTGATTAAAATTTTTGATAAATTAGACAATAAGGTGGATAAGTAATTGCCATGACAACAAACAATTTTACTTTAAATCAACCCGGTTATGGTTCCTCATCACCAACATGGGATCAGCCACTAAACGCTAATGCGTCACTTATTGATCAAGCATTGGGTTATACCACCAATCTTACGGTTACGGGCGGTATTACTGTTATTTCTGCCCCAAGCACATCTGCGTCAAGTTCTGGTGTTACAAACATAGCTACTACGTCCCAGTGCATGAGGTTTTATGTCAATGGAACATTAACATCTAATGCAACTATTCTTTTGCCATATAATTCATCTGCTACGCCAACTGCCTCTGGTGTTGCTGGTATGTGGATTATTAGCAATAATACAACGGGTTCTTATACACTAACAGTTGGCGTTTCTAACAGTGGTGGTACTGCTGCGGCAGGCGCAACTGTTGTTGTTGCTCAGGGTAGCAGCAATAGCGTTAATACTCTTGTTTATAGCGATGGTGTAAACGTATATCGGGCAGACAGTGTTTCTGGCGGAGTCACCACATTTAGTGCAGGTTCAACGGGTCTAACGCCAAATAGTGCGACAAGTGGCGCTATTACGTTGGCTGGAACACTTAGCGCAGCCAATGGTGGTACAGGTCTTGCATCGCCGGGTGCAAACGGAAACGTGCTGACATCTAATGGAACAACGTGGGTATCTTCTGCTGGCGGCGGGTCTTCTGGTGTTTCATCATTCTCTGTTGGCACTACAGGTCTAACAACAGGTGGTGTTACAACTGGCCCGCTTACTTTGGCGGGTACTCTTATTGCTGCCAACGGTGGTACTGGACTTTCTTCAGCAGGAACATCAGGAAACGTATTAACCTCTAACGGGTCAGGTTGGGCTTCTTCACCTGTAGTTTCTTCATTAAGTGCTGGCTTAACAGGTTTAACGGTATCATCGTCAACGGGCGCTGTTAGCTTGGGCGGTAAATTAGCCGTTGGATATGGTGGCACAGGTTCATCGGCTACGCCAGTAAATGGTCAAATTCTTATTGGTAATACATCAACATCGGGATTTTCACTTGCCACACTTACGGCGGGAACTGGTGTGACAATTACAAATGGTGCTGGTTCTATTACCATTGCTGCATCTGGCGGTTCGGGCACGGTTACAAGTGTTAGTGGTTCAGGCGGCACAACAGGTTTAACACTTTCGGGTGGCCCCATTACAACGTCAGGTACTTTGACACTTGGTGGGACGTTAAATATTGCTAATGGTGGAACAGGATTATCCACTACACCATCAAATGGATATTTATTAATTGGTAACGGCACAAATTATACATCTACGACGTTAACCGCAGGGTCTGGTATTTCAATTACAAATGGTGCTGGTTCTATTACAATCGCTGCATCTGGCGGTTCGGGGACGGTTACAAGTGTTAGTTTAACTGCCCCCGGAATATTTACTGTTACAGGTTCGCCAGTTACCACTAGCGGAACATTGGCTTTTTCTTATGCTACTACCCCTTTAAATGGTTATTTATTAATTGGTAACGGATCAGGTTATACACCTGCGACGTTAACAGCCGGAACTGGAGTGACTGTTACAAACGGTTCTGGTTCTATTAGTCTTGCAATTGGTCAATCTGTAGCAACAAGTGCATCGCCATCATTCACGGCGATTACTGCTTCATCCGGTAATATTACCGCAACATCAGGTAACATTGTTGCATCTGCTGGGAGTATAACTGCTAATACTTCTATCACAGCAACATCAGGCGACATTACCGCGACGGCAGGTAAAGTCATTGCTGGTAATGCTAATCATTATTTAGATTATGCGTCTGGGTTCCCAGCGTGGCAGGTAACGAGTGCAGCATCAATTTATTATCAAGTATCTGCTAATAAATATTTTTTCAATCCGTCGGGAACAAATGGCGTATTAACTCTTACAAATACGGCATTTACTTCTAATACGACTAACTATGCCAATGCGACTTCATGGACGTTAATTTCTGATATTTCGGAAAAAACAAACATCAGTCCAATAGCAGATGCATCAAACAGAATCGCAAATTTGAAACCTGTTAATTTTACATGGATAAATTCAGGTAAAAATGACGCAGGTTTTATTGCACAAGACTTTGAACAAGTTTATCCTCAAAATGTAAACTTCAATGACGGAAAAAAACATATAACTTTAAATATGAACTTTTATGCGGACATCATATCTACTATACAGGGTTTGCAACAACAAATCACTGAGTTGCAAAATCGTTTAGCAGCACACAACTTGTAAGAGGGAAAAATGGACAATCTTGAACTAAATTTAAAATTAACTGTTGCTCACATTAATACAATTTTGGCCCATTTAGCCAAAGGTGCATATGCTGATGTGGCTGATCTGATCACTCATCTACACACGCAAGCAAAGCCACAAGTGGAAGCCGCAACATCTCAAGCCCCCGCTTCTGTGGCGGCGCAAGATGCAGAAACATCTTCTGTGAATTAACATGGATATTCTCAAAACTTTTGGGCCACTGATCGGTTCGGTTGCGCCTACCATTGCTACCGCCCTTGGTGGCCCAGTCGCTGGAATGGCGGTTAGGGCCATCTCTACTGCTTTGTTTGGTCATCAAGACGGGTCAGAAGATGACATCATGGCGGCCCTTGCCAATCCAAATGGCGATCAATTGGCCGCTTTGAAAAAAATTGACGCCGATTTCAAAATTCAAATGAAGTCATTGGATATTGATTTGGAGCGCATTGCAGCAGGCGACAGAGATTCTGCCCGTCAAATGCAAATGACAACAAGAGACTGGATTCCACGGGTCTTGGCTGTTGGGGTGACTTTAGGTTTTTTTGGAATCGTGGCCTACATTCTTCATTATGGGCTTCCACCCACTGGCGGCGAAGCACTTCTGATGTTGATCGGTACACTTGGCACGGCTTGGACTGGCGTTATGGGTTTTTATTTTGGTAGCAGTGCAGGCTCCAAACAAAAGACCGATGCGCTTACAGCAGCTTTAAAGAGCGAAAAGTGAAGAATAATTGGGAACAATGTTTTGCCTTGGTTCTTAAAAACGAAGGCGGGTATGTTGACAATTCAAAAGACCCCGGCGGAGCCACCAATCTTGGCTGCACCAAGGCTACTTGGGAGGCTTGGGTTGGGCATGAAGTTACCAAAGACAATATTAAGGCATTAACACCAATTGATGTTATGCCTTTATATAAATTTAAATACTGGGATACCGTCAAAGGGGATGATCTTCCTATGGGTGTAGATTATGCCGTCTTTGATTTTGCCATCAATTCAGGACCATTTCGTGCCGCTAAAACTTTGCAGTCAGTGCTTAAAGTGAGTGCGGACGGACAAATTGGACCAGTCACGCTTAAGGCTCTTGAAACGGCAAATTCCCGCGATGTTGCTACATCAGTTTGCGAAGCCCGATTAGCCTTTTTGCAAAGTTTGTCTACTTATGGTACTTTCGGAAAAGGCTGGTCACGGCGTGTTTCTGAAGTAGAACATACGGCTTTCAAAATGGTTGAATAAGGAATTTTGGGATGACCACTGCAACAACTGCCCTTTCTTACAATCTATATGTTACTCAGATTGCAACAATGGCTGTTTTGCAGCAGACACTGGTGACAACGGGAACTTACCCAAATAGCCTTGTCACATCATCTGATCCCAATTTTCAAGCAATTATTCCGCAGATGCTTAATTATGCAGAATTGCGGATTCAACGCGAATTAGACTTTTTGTCGTCTCAAAATGCTCAGACTTACTTTCTGGCGGCGAACAATAATTCTCTTTCTATCCCAACCAGCGCGTTTGTTACCATTCAGACAGTAGCTGTTCTTGATAGCACAGGAAATCTGAATGCTTTAACTCCAGTAACAAAAGAATTTATTCGAAATGTTTATGGATCATCGGCTGGTGCAGGTATACCGCAATTTTTTTCTGTTTATGGCGGTGATTTGGCTACTGGTGGTCAAGCAAACCAGAACATTGTGTTTGGACCTTGGGCAGACAATAATAGTTATACCTTGACCATAACGGGTACGACCCGACAGCCAACATTGAATAATTATGCTACGGCTACCAATAGTGCGGCTGATATATCATACACATTTATAAGCGAGAATTTGCCTGATTTATTGTTAATGGCGTCAATGATTTATATTTCAGCATATCAACGGAACTTTGGCCGCCAGTCAGATGATCCGCAGATGGCTCAAAGCTATGAAAATCAATATACTGCGCTTCTAAAAGGTGCAATGGTGGAAGAAGCACGGAAAAAATTTCAAGGCAGTGCTTGGACTGCTTATTCTACTTCTCCTGTGGCGACCCCAACGAGGTAAATTATGCCACACGCAGCTATGAAATTAATACCGGGGATCAATACAAGTAAAACCCCCGCGTTAAATGAAGCATCATTTTCTTCATCGCAACTTATTCGTATTATTGCGGATAAATCAGGTGTTGGTCTTGTTCAAAAAATAGGCGGCTGGGTTAGTTGGTATGGCACTGGATTAGGTGAATCTCCCATACCCAATATAACTGAACTCCATGCTTGGGAAGATTTGAATGCCGTAGCAAGGTTAGCTGTTGGGGCTAATTCAAGTTTATCTTATATTGCTGGCGCAAATGGAACAAATATCCCTATTACGCCTCAATCAACTTCTGTTGATTTAACTGTTAATCCGTCTCAAACGGTAACTATTACGATTGCAAGTCCCGCAGTTATAACGGCGGCTGTTGCTCCTCCAGTTGGAACTCCGGTTGTTTTTACAACCACGGGTGCACTTCCAACGGGATTAACGGCTGGAACTATTTATACAGTTTTTACTCAACCAACGCTTACAACATTCACTGTTACATCTAATGGCAGTTCTGCAATCAATACAAGTGGCACTCAAAGTGGTGTGCAAACATTAATCATACCAACAGTTTCCACCACGAGTGGCTCGTCTACTATTACAATCGTAGATACTGTTTCGGGCACTCAACCATCAGTCTCTTTTACCAATGCTTCGCCTACGGTTATAACTGGAACAACAGCGCCTATCGCTAATACACCTGTTGTATTTTATGGAAATTCTTTGCCAACGGGTATCACGCAAGGAACAACTTATTATGCTCAACCTTTAACAGCTACAACTTTTAATTTAACAAACAATCTTAATACAGGTTCATATTCTTATATTAATACAACTAGCACTGGAACAGGTGCCATGTATGTTCCTAATCAAATTCAAAATGGTTACAGCGTTTATATCAAAACACCAATAAGCATATCAAATTTAATTTTGTCTGGCGTATATGCTGTGCAGTCATTCAATTCTAATGCGTATTATAGTGTTTATACTATTAAATCGTCATCAAACGCTACATCTACAACATATTTAGCGACAGTTCCTTTATTTACACCAACAAGTGGGTTAGCAACTGTAACTGTTACGCAAGCAAATCATTCATATCAAACGGGTTCTACGGTAACATTTCTTGTATCAACAAGTAATTTTGGAATTACAGTTTATGGTAGTTATAACGTAACCTACATTTCTGCAACTCAGTATCAAATAACAGTTTCATCTGCTGCAACAGCGTCTACTGCATTTTACATGGATTCTTTAAGCGCAAATCCATCTATTCCCCGCATAAATTTTCAATATTTTTATAATATTCCAGCAAATTACTCAGCCAGCGGATTTGGCACGGGTGCATTTGGTACGGGTGGATTTGGGGCCAGTGCAACACAATCTTCTGTCGTTCCTGCTGCTACCATTACATCAACAGATTGGACCATCAATAATTTTGGTCAAATTTTGGTTGCATGTCCTGAAAATGGGCCAATTTATTATTGGGATCCGTCGCAATCATCGCCTACAGCACGGTTAGTAAACAATGCTCCAACTCAAAATTTAGGCATATTTATAGCCATGCCTGCCCGTCAAGTTGTGGCCTATGGATCAACAAGGACGGGTATTCAAGACCCGCTTCTGGTAACTTGGTCAGATGCTGCCGACGCTACGGTTTGGTTGCCGTCAGCCAATAACCAAGCAGGTTCATATCGTATTCCAGAGGGTAGTCGTATTGTCGGTGCATTCCAAACGATCCAACAAGCATTTATCTGGACAGATATATCTATGTGGGCAATGCAGTACATTGGACTGCCTAACGTCTATGGATTTACAAAAGTTGGCGATGGCGTTGGTATGATTGCTAAAAAAGCAGTCGGATCGTTAAACAACGTCACTTATTGGATGTCGCAACAGAACTTTAATATGTATTCCAATGGTGGACCGCAAAGTATCGTTTGCCCAGTGTGGGATAATGTTTTTCAAAACATAAATACCAATTATTATTCTTCCATACGGTGCGCCACTAATACAATTTTTAACGAAGTAACGTGGTTTTACCCGTCTATTGCATCCACTACAGGCATTAATGATTCTTACGTTAAATATAACACTGCCACGCAAGCATGGGATTACGGCACATTAAACAGAACGGCGTGGATTGATCAATCTGTGCTTGGGCCACCCATCGGTGCATCTTCCAATGGCATCATTTATCAGCATGAAATTGGTTATAATAATGATGGATCAAGCATAGTTTCGTCATTTCAAACAGGCTATATGCAGCTAAGTGATGCAGATGATATGGTATTTGTTGATCAGGTTTGGCCTGATTTTAAATGGACTACGGTGGGTGGCGGGACTGGCGGGCTAACTACGCCTGCAAGTGGGACAAATGCTTCTGGCGGCGCAACAACTATGTACGTTACTTTTTATGGGACAAACTACCCCGGCGATACTCCGACGGTGTATGGACCCTACGCTGTAACGCAGGGAACGGAATATATCAGTACCCGTATTCGCAATAGGTTATTGGCAATTGGCATATCTACCGCTGATCAAAATGGTAATAATGCTCAATTAAATTCATTCTTTCGTATTGGTGCATTGCGGTATCGGTATCAAACTGACGGGAAATTCTAATTATGGCATCGCCTGACGATTTTTTAACTACACAGAAAAACGGTGTTCAAGCCATCAACGGCTACACTAATTCGCTCAACACCCACGCGGGAACCAATAACGTATTGGAAGTTCCGGCTGCTTCTACTCAGCTAATCAAAAGCACGTCTGGTTGGTTAGCCACGGTTAGCGTTATTGTTGCGGGGTCAACGCAAGGCTATTTCTATGATAGCAATAACGTCAACCAGTTAACTGGAACTAGAATATATGCTATACCCAATACAGTTGGAATTTATCAAATTCAATTTCCGTTTGCCAATGGGTTGATTGTTGTAACTGGAACTGGGTCTATTGTTTCTGTCGGATATACATGAGGTTAAAATGCCCTTGCATCACGGTACGTCCCAGAAAACAATTAGTTCTAATATAAGTGAGATGATTCACGCGGGTCATCCTCACGATCAAGCTATTGCGGCTGCATTAAATGTAGCGCGTAAGTCGCGCCATGCTTCCGGTGGGATGCCTCAACCCTTACGCAATTCGGACGTTATTGATCGTGCAGCCAAGGATATTCGGGCGCATGTTGGGCCTATTCACGCGCCAGTGGCGGGTCGCACAGACCATCTAAATATGCATGTCCCAGCAGGTAGCTATGTCATACCCGCAGATATTGTTTCATCGTTTGGTGAGGGCAATACCGACGCAGGGTTTGATGTATTTGACGATCTAGCCCACGACCATAAAGACACGCCAGAAGCAAGCATGGGTCATAACGGTGGCCCATCAATGGATGATGGCTATGCACATAAGGCTTCTTTGGCTCCAATTGTTGCAGCAGGGGGCGAATATGTTATTCCTCCCAGTGTCGTTAAATCCCTTGGCGGCGGCGATATGGATAGCGGCCATAACCTTCTTGATGGATTTGTTGTCTTAGCTAGAAAAGAACTTATTAAAACTTTAAAAAAACTTCCACCGCCTAAAAAGGACTAATAATGCTTCAGACAGAAACAAAAAAACGCATTCGGTTATCAAAGAGCCAAAGGAAAGCCCGTGGCCCAGCACAAGTTATAGAAACACCGTGCCATGTCAGGGTCGCCACAAGAGACGATTTAATTGATATTTTAGCTTTGGCTAAGATGGTTCATAATGAAATCGGTTTCTTTGATTTGAATGAGATTAAATTTGCTGAAGCTATTTGGCCGCAATTGACGCAAAATAATGGTATTATTGGCGTTATTGGCAAAAAAGGTAGCTTGGAAGGCGCAATTATATTAAGAATATCATCATATTGGTATTCTGATAGGCAATTTTTGGAAGAAATATGCGTTTTTGTGCATCCTGATTATCGGAGTGCCAAAGATTCAAGAATCCAGAAATTGATTGGTTTTTCTAAAAAGGTAGCATTGGACCTTGATTTGCCTCTGACAATTTCAATTTTGTCAAACAACACAACTAATGCTAAGATAGAAACGTACAGGCGAAATTTTGGAGAACCAGTTGGGGCATTTTTCCTTTGGAATGCAAAAACTGATTCTTGATCTAGTTTATAGGGCATAGGGGTCCAATATGGCTGACGCAACGACTACCTCAACACAGACTCCTAACCAGCAGTTAACTGAAAATTACGGCTATCTTTCAGATCAGGCAAAGGCACTTCAACAACAAGGTCATGTTCCTTACACGGGTGAATTGGTTCCTGAACTAAATCAGGGCCAAAAAGACGCAATTCAACAAATTTCAGATAATTCAAATGCCGCGGCGGTTGGTTATGCAACAGCGCAGGGAACAACAACTGGTGCAATTAACGATATAAACGCCAATAAAAATGTGTATCAACCTTATTTTAATAGTGCTTTAAGTGCGACAAACAATGCTTTAAACCAAGCAACTACCAATGCTAATCTAGCGCAATCTGGATATAATACGGCGCAAGGCAATACGGCGAATGCTTACGCTAATACGTTGGCAAATGCTAATTTGGCTCAACCGGGGTATAATACAGCACAAGGAACAACTACAAGCGCATTAAATGCAAATCAAAATGCTGCTAATTTAGGATTGTCTGGATATAATACGGCGCAAGGCAATACGGCGAATGCTTACGCTAATACTTTGGCAAACGCTAATGCAGCGCAACCCGGCTATCAAACTGCTTTTGGTTCGGCAGATGCGGCAGGTAATATAATTGCTGCGGGTAAAAATGTTGCTCAACCTTACATGGCTTCGGCACAAAATATGGCAAATGCTGCCATGCCGGGATATGGCGAAGCAGCCAGTGCTGCAACGGCAGGCATGACTCCTTTGGAGCAGGCAACTTACGCCGCGCAGCCAGCATATCAACACGCAATGGCGGGCACAGACGCTGCGTCTCAGGGTTATAACGCCGCTAATTATCAATCAGGCATACAGGGATATTTAAGCCCATATTTGCAAAGTGTCGTTAACGCTACTGCGGCACAAATGCAAAACATCAATCAGCAACAACAACAGCAAATGCTGGGGTCTGCTATCGGTTCCGGTGCTTTTGGTGGCGATAGAGCCAATATTGGATTAGGTGCATTACAAAACCAACAAAACCTTGCATTAGGCCAAACTATTGGCGGTCTTTTGCAGTCTGGTTATCAAAACGCTGCTCAAAATTATATGACTGGTTTACAGCAGCAGGGTGTGCTGGCGAATCAATATGGCCAATTGGGTGGTCAGGCTCAGCAGGCTTTAATTAATGCCGGATTAGCGCGGGAACAGGGCGCAGCTAACATTGCCAATATTGCAGGCCAAAGAATGACTGGCGCAACGCAATACGGCGCACTTGGTACGGCGGCGCAAAATGCTGCATTGCAAGGGGCTGGACTAGAGCAGGCTAATGCTGCCCTTTATGGACAACTTGCTACGGGTAAACAAAATGCATTAATGCAGGCATCTGCACAACAAGCTAATATTGCCAATCAACAGGCAGCACAAGCTAATGCACAACAATTAGCAGCACAACAAAGTGCAGCATTAACTGGTCAATTAGGAGCACAACAAGGTAGTCTTGCTGGCGCACAACAAACTGCCGCCTTACAGGGCGCGTTGCAACAAGCTAATATTGCTAATCAGCAGGGGACTCTTGCGGGTCAACAGCAAACGGCGGCAATGGAAGCCGCTAAAGTAGAAGGTGCGCTTGGGTCGCAATATGGAACATTAGGAAGTGCGGCTCAAAATGCTGCGTTGGCTGCTCCAACACTTGGATTACAGGCTGGGGCGCAACAAGGTTCTCTTGCTGGCACGGCTCAGGCTTCATCTATTGCAGGTGCTAACGCTGCATTAGGTGCAAATACTGTTGCCCTTGATCAAAAGCAAAAAATAGACGCTGCCAATTATGCACAAAAAATGGCTGAACAAGCCTATCCAATTCAAATGTTAAATGAAGCTGCTGGTATTATGTATGGTGCGCCTAATATGGGCTCCACAAGCACTACAACTACTCCAGTTGGTAACGATATTAGTTCTCTGCTTGGCTTTGGAACAACAGCATTAGGTTTATTAAGTGCATCTGATGAGCGTTTAAAAGACAACATGCATCCAATTGGTAAATCTTTTGATGGTCAAACCATTTATCGGTTTAACTACAAAGGCGACCCACGGACTCAAGTTGGCTTAAGCGCACAAGAAGTTGAAAAGCATCATCCGTCTTCAGTTTATAAAACTAAAGAAGGCATTCGTTTGGTTGATTACGATCAAGCAACGCATCATGCGGCTGAACGGGGCCACTTCCATCTTGGCGGCAGCGCATCTATGGGCGGCCTTGTTCCAGAAAGCATGGAACGGCATCATTATTTAAAAGGTGGAGAAATCGGCGCAATGCCATACATTGATGATCCATTAATGGACTCAATGCTTGAAAAATCTGGGCTTGGTTTAGCGTCATATATTCCAAAGCATGACAAGTTTAAGTCGGATTCATATGAACTTGTTTCACCGCCTAATAAATATACTCCTGAAAAAATGGATTTGTCAGGCGTTGGCGGGTTTTTAAATGCAGGTAAAAATTTCTTTGCTCCTTCTACATCTCGCGGAATTATTGCGGGGGACAACCCTAATCTTTATAGCGCACCTATTGGTCCTATGCCTGCATATGCCGACGGCGGTATGGTTCCGCGCACATATCACGCAGACGGTGAAGATACGCCTACGGATGACAGGAAAACGGTTTCCGCTGATACATTTGGCGGTTTAGGCGGTATTATTCCGGCTGTTTTTAACAAGGGCCAACCATTATCTGACGATGCCAGAATGTCCATCTTGGCTGCTGGATTAGGCATGATGGGTGGCACGTCGCCTAATGCTATGGTCAATATCGGTCAGGGTGGTTTGACTGGTTTAAACACCTACGCCAATCAAAAGAAGATGCAATATGATTACCAGAAGGCTCAGGCGGAGCAAGATATTGGCCGTCGCCGTGTGGCCGTAGAAGAAGCTGGTATTCCGCTTCGGGCATCAGAAGTTGCTAGTTCATTGCAAACTCAAAAACTTGCAACCTTGGCTGCATTGCAACAAAAGGCTAAATCTTATCTTACTGGCCCTAATGGGCGTGTTCCTGATGATCTACAGCGGTCAATTGATAACATTCTTATTGAATTGCAAAGAGGAAGCCCAATTGTTCCGGGTGTTAAATATCCTGACACGTTGTCTTCAGGAACTAAAGTTGGGCCTCAATCGTTATTGCGTTCAGGTTCGTCAGACGGGATTGAACTTACGTCTTCTTCTCCTGCCAATGTTGTGCCAAAAGGCATGAAAATTCCGGGAGAAGACAATGTTTCGCTTGCGGATTTAGGGGATAAAAAAGCTGTTCCTGCATCTGCAAAACAAGAAGCAGAACAAAATGGCTTTACATTGCCAGTGTCTTTAGATCCTGACATTTTATTGCAAGATGCAGAAAATGCAGCAAATGCTGGATATGGCGATATTGCTTCAGAAAAGCAAAAACGTGCTTTAGATATTACTAATGAAATCACTCATAGTGGTGGATTAATGATTCATGGTCAGTTTGCCCCGCTTCCTAATTATGCAGAACAGATGGCTGCTCGTAAGGCTATGGAAACAAAAGCAACTGAAGAAACCAAATCAGGTTTTGAATTGGTTGATATACAGCTTCCTGATGGAACAACTGTCCAAATTCCTAAGTCGGAAGCCCTTAAGCGTGGGTACATTACAAAAAGCATTTCTCCTGCTGAAATTGAACGGCAAAAAGAAAATGTTAAGTCAGGATTTGAATTGGTTGATGTAATGCAACCCGATGGCTCAACAATTAAAATGCCAAAATCAGAAGTTCTTAAGGCCGGACAAATTACATCAAGTTTGCCAGCAGCAACAATTGAAGGTCAAAAATTGACTGCTACCGAAAATGCAAAACGAAATGTTGAGGCAGGTCAATTTATAACTGAATTGCCAGCCGTTCAGCAGATTCAAGATGGTTTGATTAATGCCTATACAAAAATTGATATGAACCGTTCTACGCCCTTGCAGGCTGATGTAATAGGTACAATTAAATCATTCCCTGCTTTGGATAACACATTAAAAAGAATGGGCATTGACGTTGACAAGAATGGTTTCCAAGGCATGGCTGACGCTGCCGCCAAGGATGCAATTACTGATGCGTTTAGACAATTGGCAGCAACTGCTTCGGCTAGAACAACAAATATGCAGTTGAAAGAAACTTTGATGTCTGTTGCAGAGCCTACCAAGGCACCTGCGGCAAAATATCAGGTTATTACTCAACAAAAAGCCAGACTAATGCAGCAAGAAGATATGTATCGCGATTGGAATAAAGTTTCCAAAAATGAAAATTGGAACCAATTTATTGATCGTTGGTCTTCTGATCCTCAGCATTCCCCTGATGTTTATATGCAAAAGGCTGTTGATAAAATTCCATATTTTAAAGGCATGGGTGATGCCGATATTGGAAATTTACAATTCAAACGAGAAGGAAGTGCAGGGGATTCATCTGCAAAAACCGTTCTTCGCACTGGCAAAGTTACATCTGGGCAAAACGCTGGTAAAACAGTAATTGAATATTCTGATGGAACGCGGGAGTACAGATAATGGCTGACGAAAATATAAAATGGGATCAGCCATCATCACCTGAAGAAACAATTCAATGGGCGCTTCCGACTGCTGAAGAAGAGCATCAGGGGCGCGTTGAAAAGTATCAGCCGTCAGCTACAGAGATGGCGAAATCAAGCGGATTTGGTTCTGCTTTATCGGGTAATATTAAAAATTTACCAATTGTTGGACCATTGTTTGAAAAAGGAATAGCCTACGGCGCTGCTGCAACAGGTCTTCCAATTGTTGAAGGTGATACAACAGAAGAGCGTTACCGCAATATTTTGGCTAAAAATGAGGCACGAGACAAAGCCTTACAAGAAGCATATCCCATTACGAGTAAAATTGGTTCTGCAACAGATATTGCTGCAAGTGTTATGGCGACACCAGCACTTGGAACTGAAGCGGCAATTGCAAAATCTGCTCCTGCATTAAAGTCAGTTGCTCCATTTTTGGGTAAGACAATTGAAGGTGCTGGGTATGCCTCAGCATCTGCTGCGGCAGAAGGGCCGCCCGGTGAAACTTTAGAGGAAAAAATAAAAAGAATTGGCCCGCAAGCCGCAATTGGTGCTGCTGCGCCTCATTTGGTTCAAGGTATTTTGGGATCAAGTGCGTGGGCAACTGGTAAAGTTAAAAATCTTGTTTCTGATGTGTTTAATCCAGAAGGCGCAGAAATTCGTACATTGGCAAAAGAAGCAATTAAAACGCCGGGTAAATCATCAGCAGCAGGATTAACGCCAGAAGAGTATGCCGCCGCTGTCGCTCGTGGTGAAGATGTTTCATTGCTTGATTTGCAAGGTGCAAAAGGGCGGGTTGCCCATGCTGCTGAACGTCTTCCAGAAAATGAAAATATTTCTAAAATTAATACTGATTTAGGTCAGCGATTCAGTGAATCTTCTGAACGGCTAGGTAAAGATATTGATACAGCTTTTGGCAAATCAATTGATGCTGCGGCAATACGCGATCAAGCGGTTAAAGAAGCAAGATTAAATAACAAACCATTATATGAAACTGCTTACGCAACACCGATTGATTATGCGTCTTCAAATGGCAGAAATATTGAAGATATAATCAATACACGAGTTCCAGCAGCCGCCTTAAAACGTGCCAATGAAATTATGAGGTTAGAAGGAAAGCAATCTAATCAAATATTAGCAGATATTGCTGATAATGGAGCCGTTACGTTTAAACGTATGCCGGATACCATGCAGGTTGATTATATTACACGCGCCTTGAACGACATGGCTAAGTCTGGCGAAGGCGCTGGGGCTATGGGCGGTCAAACACAACTTGGTTCAGCTTATCAGTCTCTTGCGCGGGATTTGCGCGATAATTTAAAAACGGCTGTACCCGAATATGGGGCGGCAGTTGATGGCGCTGGGCGTTATATAAAGCAGAACAATGCTTTTGATGCTGGCGTTGAGTTCTTTAATTTGGCAAATGTTGGGGCAAAAACATCTGATCCAAAGTTAATCGGGCAGCAACTGAATAATTTTAATAAAGTTTATTCAGACGTTGAAAAAGAAACAATGGCGCAGGGTTTAGCTTCTTATATTAAAGAAAATCCATATGAGGCTGCCAAAGTTTTTGCAAAAAACGATAAGATAACGATGGATCGTTACAAAACAGTTTTGGGTGATGATCGGTTTAATCAAATTGATGATGCATTGCGTTTAAACCGACTTGCGGCAATGACCAAAGAAATTGGCAATGCAAGTCAGTCAAGAAATTTGTTTGGTCCTGTCGCGGCTGGAATTGGCCTTGGCACTGGCGCTGTTTACGCAATTGAAAATTCACCACAGATTTTTGAACACGTCAAAGATAACCCTGTGGCGGCAGGCGGCGTTCTAACATTTTTAGCATTAGCAGGTGCAGGTAAATCGGGAATTAGCGCCCAAGGAAATCGTAGGGCAGCGGCTCTTCTTTCATTAGCTGCATCTGATAATCCTAAAATATCAGAAAAAATATTAGCGGCGGCACAAAAAGATGCTCGTGTTCGTGAAGCATTGAAGAATTTAGAAGGCCAAGTTGCAAGAACTTATGCATCTATGAACGCTATGCAACCCTCAGATCAAAATCGTGAAGGCCGTAAATCTGGCGGTCGCGTTGGCGTTCTTACACCGCAGGCATTATTATCTGATTTGAAACGTCGCAAAATTAAATTGGCCAACAAGACTGAGCATATGCTGTCATTGCCAGATGATGCGGTCGTTCAGGCTTTAGATGCAGCCAAGAGGTAATTTGGTACAGGGAAGACCCACTTTGGCCTCCCCTGCTCCATTGCAGTTATTTTACTTCACCAACCGCCAGCACATTAGCTAAATCTGACATCACACGCAGATCAGCCAAACTCTTTGTGGGACTGCCAACTAAGTGACCAGCATACGCGGCGCTGGTAATCACGTCGCGGTAGTTGTCCTGCCGCCCGTGGTTTTCACTGACCTTCGCAATTGCCATAGCCATAGACATCATTGCCATGTCATGGGCGGACACCTGTTTATCAAGCATAGCAGTGGCCACCAGAGCCGCCTTTTCTAAAAGCACTACTGGGTCAGCAGTTTTTATTGCATCAGCCTCAGCGCCCTTCCTTGTGCTTTCTATAAGCTGGCTCCAATTTGGGATAGCCTGTTTTAATTCAACCATTTCAATTTCCTTTTGTTAATTTCTGCGTACAATAGTTCCGTCCATTTTCTTTTTAAATTTTGATCCTTTCCCAAATGGCAGTGGGTTTTTTGACTGTTTTAAACCAAGAGATACAACCTTCTGGCGTTTAGCCTTGGCTGCTGTTGAGTGATCCACTTTAGTTTTTTCAGTAGCGCATGGTTTGCAAGTCAAACGAATGTTGTCATCGGTATCGGTTCCGCCCAATTCCAAGGCACGAACATGCTCATAAATGAAGCCACCAGTGATAAGTTTAATTCCGCACAACATGCAGAACCCTTTTTCACGTTCCCATATTGTCAGTTTCCGTCTGACAGATAACGATCCCCGTTTTGTTGTGCTAACATCTTCAATCATGGCTTATTAACTCTGATTGAGGGACAAAGAACGCTGGTCTTCCGGGTGCGCCATTTCGCCACCACTTTTCTTGTTTTCCGTCTTTGGCCTTAAGGAATCCCCGTATTTGATAAATTCCGTTAACGCCTGTCACAAGCCAATATATTTTTTCATCCTCATCTTTAGGGTGAAGGATCAAATCAGCATCGTCTCGTTGAGATGTCCTAACTTGGTAAATGCCCGCATCATCGCCACGCATTTTACCTTTTCCATGCCAAAAGACGCCCAAGTATTTTGCCAAAACAAATTCGCCCATAGCCCCTTCAATATCAAGTTGCCAGTCATTTTGGTTTCCAGCACCGTAAGAAGGTTTGACACCTTTTTTAATATTTTCAATGTGTCTCATAATGCCAGCATTGGCGGCCAACATCATTTCAGCACCATCAAGAACAATCTGCGTCATTGAAACTTGCTCCCAGCACGGTGAGAAGCCTGTTCTGTCCGCCAAGCCTCAATGATAGCATCACACTTATTGCGCTGCGACCTATGCCACTCATCGGTTTCTATGGCGGCCACTTCTTCATTACACGCAATGGCGTAATCCCTGTGTGCTTCCGCCCACGCATCACGCATTGCTACGGATGATTCGGGAGAACTAAGGACAAGCCTTGCCCGTGTTTGTTTTCGGTTAAATTCCGCCCGTACACGATTGGCACGGGCGGCTGCTGTTTGGTCAGAGGCGGTTGCTAAATAATTCAACGCCTCTTCAATCCATTCATCACTGATCAATCTCGTTAGTTGCATTCCGTTCAATCCTTGGTTTGAGTGTTATCCAACACTCTATGTTATGGTTTGGCATTGGAATGGCATCTAAGAGAACAAGAATTTCGCCATCTTCTAACCACCCGCTGCCAATAATTAATTTACGAGTTGCATTTGATTTATCTGTTTTATACGTCAAAACAGTCCAGTTTTCCGCAAATTCAGGGTCAATCTGCACATAATTTGCGGGGCGAAGAATCACCCGACAAAAGTTGTCCGAATCAGCAATTGGGATTGCATCAAACTGAATGTTGATGGTGTCCTTTCGGGTTGAGAACCCGCGCCCGATCACAATTTCACGCGGATTAGACGTAATTGGATCGGGGCGGTAAGAAACGGCAATCCAATCAAACCGCCAGTGTTGATCGGTATTTGTTGAATGCATCATTCTTGGAACTTTCATTTTTTATGCCGTTCTTGGTTATTTCTCATATCAAAAAGGAATACTGTCATCTAATTCTTCTGTATCATTGTATGGTATTGCTTTAGGAACTTCATCTTTCAATGAAAATTTAATTGAATAGTACGGGCCATTGCTATTGGTTTTTTGCCATCCCGCTATCCGCATTTCCTTGCCATCAATTGTTGCCGTGCCTGTTATATCTGGTTGTTTGTCCATTTTTTTAAACTTGTTTTTGGAAATCATTCCCATCATTTCATAACCAGCCATCTTATTTTGCTCCTTTGTTAAATTCTGCAATCCGATTGGTGCAGGTTTCTGCCATTGCTGTGTATTCTTCATTGTTTACATTAATCGCCATCAGCGACCTATTTTTAGCCTCTTGTCTCCAGAACTCACGAACTTCTTTTTCCGTGCTGGCAAAAGACAAGGCGCTGTTAAACAGGGCGACATACTTATCCACGTCCTCCCCGCTTGGTGTAAACCCATCCGCGTACTTAATCGGCTGAGGTCCACTCTTTGGCTTGGGTTTGTTCGTTTCTGCCAATTTCTTATCGTTAGATGGGGTAGTGTTATTCTTTGTAGTTTGTACCGCGTCTTGCGCTGGCGGCGCGGCCTCATCTTTCTCTGGATCATCACCCGTCTCAATCTGGAACAGTTTAAACAGAAGGTATTTGTTAGCGCCTGTAAGGGCTTTGTAAACGCCTTTGTCGCCAACACTGCCCGACTTGGACCTGTCGTTGCCGCAGCCAACAGCAACAATCTTATCGGGCCAGATTTCACCGGAAGTATGCGCCAACGTGTACTCCACTGTCAGCATCGTGTTGCCATGCTGATCAATCGGACTGACATTTCCCACACTGGGAATTAGGGTCAAGCCGTGTTTGATCATGGCAGGACGCAGGCTTTCCAGAAGGGATGCTTCGCTGGCGTACTTGTAGTTGTGGAACTCATTCTTGGACGATTTTTGGACGTAAGAAACGTCCTTCATGATGTTGTTCAGTGCTTGGATTATATGTTTCATTTTTTGCCTTATCGGATTGTTAGCGTTTCACCGCCGTTTGATAGTTGTGCGCCGGGAACGTCTTCGCCAGCCTTTAGCCTTTCACCGATCAACGTCTTGTTCGGTGATTTGGTAATACGGAAGAACTCATCGGGAAGCAACCCCTCATCCACAATTTCCACACTTTGCGGTTTTGACGTGAGAGAAGCCGTGCCATTTGGGACATTAATTTTCCGCAATTCTGCGGCCTCCAAAAGGCGACGAATAATGCTGCGGATAACTTCCTGACGCCCCTTGAGTTTTTTTTCTCGCTGCTCTATTCGCGCCCGCGTTAATTTAATACTATCTATATAAGATTCAGTAAATATTAGATCAAATAATAATCTATCTATTATTTCTAATAGATCGGTACTACCTTCTAATACATCTGATTTAAAATCATCATCTAATTTTAACTCTGGATTAGATTCATAGAGCGCAGCCAGTAGATTAGTAATTTCTTGTTCTATTACAGGTAGGGTAATTTTAATTCTATGTAAATCTGTTTTCATTTTTGCCTCTTGACGTTTGTTTGCGATGAACGTAAATTGCATTCAACGTAAATGGATGTCAAATGATAAATCGCTTAGACCCACCGCTACCTGTAGTGACACCCAAGGGGTCGGCTATGGCTCATTTTCTGTTAGATTACGGGTTTGAGCATCATTTGATGTGGATATGTTTTCAAGATGAAACAGGGGAATGTTGGACATGGGAGAATCCGCAAGTGCGATTGCAACCCAACCACACGGCGAATCGGCTATCTCGTTCGTTGATTGGCGGGGAAAAGGATCGGGCCATCCCATGAAGCAATGGCGGCTGGCGTTTCAAATCACGTTGGATGATATTTCTTTTTTAACCGGACTTTCGGTGGCATCTTTGTCGCGCATTGAACGGTACAAACAAACGCCGCTAATTGGTGCGGCGCAAAAAATCATCAAGATCAGTAACGGTTCTTTAACGCCAGCGGATTTTTTCAATGATCCAAATTGAATTACCTTTAGCGCCATCAGTCAATGCATTGTGGCGCATCTCTGGCAAGCGCATGTATCGTACCAAGCAGTACAAAGATTGGCTTGAAGAAGCTGGTTGGATGGTACGTCAACAGACAAGAAAGACCGTAGATGGCGAATATGCCTTACACATTAAGGCGGTTCGTTCCAACAAAAGGAGGGACTTGGATAACATACTAAAAGCTACGTCAGATTTATTAGTCGGACTTAAAATTGTGGAAGACGATTCGCAGTGTGTGGCACTGGCTGCGGAGTGGGCCGAAAAATCATCAGCGCCAATGATTGTAACGATTATTCCAATAGGCGAAACAAATGAAACAAGAGCAATGGACCTACAGTGAACTAAAAGCGCATTATGTTGCAGTGCGGAAACGTCTGGGTGGATTAGGTGAATCTGCCGGATTGGTTCCAATTACTGCTACACCAGCTATTCAACCCCTTCCTGAGCCGACACCACCACCGAAAGTAAATTGCTGGGAAATTAACAATATCCCTAACAATGCTTTCAAACGGTATTTGATTGAGTGGGCGTGGAAGAAAGAAATTGATCCAAATATTTTAGTGTCTCACAACCGTGCAAGAACGATTGTGCCTTTGCGCCAAGAGTTTTTTCATGATGCAATGCGTGATTTGGAATATTCAAATAGTCAAATAGCGCGATTCATGAACCGCGACCATACAACTGTTCTTTACGCCATTAAAATGTGGAAAGAGAAAAACAATGCCAGCGCATGAACTGAGGGATTACCAAAAAGAGGCAATTGCTGCCCTGCGTAAGTCCATCCGTTCTGGCAAGCGCAGGCCCGTATTGCAGATGCCCACTGGAGCGGGAAAGACTGCAACGGCGGGTGCCATCATCAACATGGCGCAGGAAAAGGGTAACAAGGTTATATTCTGTGTTCCTGCTATTTCCTTGGTGAACCAGACGGTTGAATCGTTTGAACGGGATGGCATCTTTGAAATTGGCGTTATGCAGGCTTTCCATGAACGGACGGACCACACAGCCCCGATTCAAGTGGCAAGCATCCAGACGCTAATGCGTCGGAACATCCCAGAGGCTTCATTGGTCATCGTGGACGAATGCCACGTTTCGTTTAAATTTTTGGACAAATGGTTCAAGGAACTGGACGAGAAGAAGGTGCCAGTTATTGGCCTGACCGCCACCCCTTGGGCTAGGGGTATGGGCAAGTTGTATGATGATTTGATCATCGGGACGACTACTCAAGAACTGATTGACAATGGATATTTGTCTAAGTTTCGGGTATTTGCGCCAGCGCATCCCGACCTTACAGGCGTCAAGATTGTTAAGGGTGACTACGATACCAAGGGGCTTTCCCGCGCTATGCAGCAAGGTACGCTGGTAGCGGATATTGTATCCACATGGCTTGAAAAGGGCGAGGATCGGTCAACGCTATGTTTTGCAGTGGATCGTGCCCACGCCAAGAAATTGCAGCAGCAGTTTGAAGAAGCAGGCGTAAATTGCGGTTACATGGATGCGTTTACAGATATTCAAGAACGCGAAATGATCGCCAAACAATTTGCGGACGGCGATTTACGGGTAGTTTGCAATGTCGGTGTACTGACGACAGGCATTGATTGGGATGTGCGCTGCATCATTTTGGCACGGCCTACACGGTCGGAAATATTGTATACACAAATTATCGGTCGCGGTTTACGGACGGCTAAAGGCAAAGAAGATTGCTTAATTTTGGATCATTCCGATACGACGTTACGCCTTGGATTTGTTACGGATATACACCATGAGAAGCTGCATTCTGGTGAAAAGAACGCCAATACAGGTGAAAAGAAAGTCAAGTTACCACGGGCCTGCCCTAAGTGTGCATACATTAAACCAGCGGGAACACGGGAGTGCCCTGCCTGCGGGTTTGCTGCCGTTGTCACATCGAAGGTTGAAACGGAAGCGGGAGAACTTCTGGAACTCACGAGCAAAAAAGAACAGTTAAGCAAAAAATGGACTAGGCAAGTTAAAGAAAACTTTTATGCTGAATTGTTAGGGTATGCACGGCAGAAAGGTTATAAGGAGGGATGGGCTTATCATGCTTATAAGCAACGTATTGGGGTGGGACCACCAAGTCATCCAATACCGCTTGCGCCTTCTCCGGCCACCCTTTCGTGGATACGTCACTTGAACATTGCCAGAGCGAAACAAAGAGAAAAACAAAATGGATTTTCAAACGGCTCACAATCAGGCTCAAGGGAAATGGCATGACATTTTGCCGCGACTTGGAATTGCGAATCAGTATCTAACAGGAAAGCATGGCCCTTGCCCGATATGCGCGGGTAAGGATCGGTTTCGGTTTGATGATCGCAATGGCAAGGGCGGTTGGATTTGCAATGAATGCGGCGCTGGGGATGGGTTTTCCCTAGTTGCCAAGGTCCGTAAGATAGACATGGTTACTGCCAAGATGATGGTGACACCACTCCTTGGTAGCGCAACCAAGCAGGATTACCGTAAAACAAATAATCCGACATCATTACGGACAGCCGCAGAACGCTTCTGGCGAAGCACTGGGGCGGTTATGGAAGATACCCCAGTGGGTCTGTACTTAAAGAAGCGATTAGGCTGTTTTAAGCCCAAGGGAATGATTCGTCAGGGGCAAGCAATGCACCCATCGGATCGTGGACAAAATTACTTTGTAATGGCAGCCAAGATCAATGGCCCTGATGGTAAGGGTGTGTCGGTACACAAGACGTACATACTGACAGACGGCAACAAGGCTCCGCTTAGCCCAAATAAGGTTATGATGCCGGGGCCATTGGTTCAGGGTGCGTCAATATGGCTCAGTGATCCACAGGAGCACCTTGGGATAGCTGAAGGGATTGAGACAGCTATGTCAGCCACGCTTTTGCATAAAATACCTACATGGGCTGCCATCAGTGCAACCATGATGAAAACATTTGAACCGCCAGATGTTTGCAAAAAATTAACAATTTTCGCGGATAACGATAGCAACTATGTTGGTCAGGCTGCTGCTTATGAGTTAGCCCGGCGACTGGTTGCAATGCGACAAATTGAGGTGCAGGTTGCAATACCTGACCAAATTGGAGACTGGAATGATGTCCTTCAAAGACGATGAAATCACTAATAAACTGAGAATAAAATATGAAAACGAAAACCAATTTACGGTGTACTGCGATAGTAAAGACATTGCATGGTGCCAATGGTCGCCAGTTTGGGAGATGTGGCGGGTATTGATGTTAGATGATAAGCGCATTCATCATCTGGCAAATTTAAAAAGTATTTTTTCTTTGTGTGCGGATGAAATTGGTGTTGACATCATATAAAGACTGCCGTAAAACAGAGACATCAACAACGGGCCACGGCCCAACCAACGGAGAATGACAATGTACTACATCGTTGACAAGAACTTCCACTTGTTTGATACAAATTTTTTTGAAGTTGAATCCTTACAAGAAGCCAAAAATCTCGCAGAACAATTTAAGGTTAGATTGGGCAAGCAATACAACATCTATCGGGTTGAGACCGTTTACACCACCCAGTCCGTTGACGAAGCACACCTCGCGTCATTCGACATCCCTCACATGGCTCGCGATTAATTAACAGGGGGCTTCGGCCCCCACCCTATCACTCACAGGAGATTAAAATGCACCCTTTAGCCGCACAAGATGAATTTACAATGTTCGTAGACCGCGTTGAAATTGAATATCGCGGTACAACCTTGGAAGTAGATGCTGAATTGTTGGTTGAGTTTGGCAGCGAAGATGACGAGCCAATTTGGGAAATCGCTGATGTTGATTTGAGATCAGTGACATTTCCAAATGGTGATGATGTTGACTTGTCATATACTCAAGTGGAAGAAGTTGTTCAATTATTTAAACTGGCAGAAAACCAATATCAAACGCATATTTGGTCTGAAGTCACTGACCGTATGCAAGGGGAGTAATGACAATGGAAAACTTTTTAAAAATTAAAGATTTGAAGCCGGAGCAAATTGAGGAATTGGAAACCTTCCTATCGGAGATGTATATTGAGTTGGAGGACAAGGCAGACGCAGACTTGGATGATGACCGCTTTGTGCCAAACAAAGCAATGCGAAAAAAATGCAAGTTAGATGAAATTTTTAATTTAAGATGGTGTTGACATCTAATAAAGACTGCCATAAAGATAGTGCATCAACAACGGCGCTGAGGCGCAATCAAAGGAGACGACCATGAGCAACGCAACTGATTTTACCGCAATGACCACCGCAGAAGTTGTGGACGCAGCCGCCTACCTCAAGGCGCAGATCAAAGAATTAGAGGCTCAGTTTGCCTCCGCTGAGAAGGTAATTCGCGACCGCGCAACCACCAAGGAATTGCATGGCAATATCTTTAAGGCGGTATTTGCTGAGGGTTCAGTACGTTGGAACATTGATACCGACAAAGTTAAGCAAGAGATGGGCGAAGATTGGTGGATAGCGCATTGCAAGGTGTCCACGCCTAAGCCATCTCTTTCCTTCAAGATTAATGTACAATGATATTTGATTTGTTCAAAAAGAAGCGCGTGGTTCCAACTGGCCCACGCGCCAAAATTTGGATGATGATACCGGAAGTAAAAGTTGTTTCAGTTGATAATGTTTTATCAGTTATTCAAATTCCAAAGGGATACATGAACGATGTTAACCAAACAGAAGCGAGGCTTCGCGCTATTAAGTCCAGAGGAAAGGACAGCAATGGCCCGTAAAGCGGCTCTGGCAGTAAGGAACCGATATAAGATACCAAAAGAGAAGCAGGCCGCTGGTGGCCGTATTAGTGGCAAGACAAAGAACCCCAACAAAGGGTTTGGGACAACTAAATTAAATGGAAAGGTTGAGCAGTTATGACGACAGTAACAGAAAAACTTGAAAAAATTGCCAATTTTGATTCTTATTTTAAAGTATGGATCAACGCTAGTCGGCAGGAAGGCGCGACAGACCAGCAAATCATTGATGATTTGAAGCGTATTGTTAAAATAGTAGAAGAAGTAAAACCTGAACCCGATAATTGGCGAAATGTGAATAAGATTGATTTTGAAGAAATTCAAAAAGCAATTGGATTAGGATTTGGGAAATCTAGCTATTCAAGAGTGGAGCGTTTATGTTTTAATAGTTGGTACACCAATTTAGGTGAATTATATGATGATGGCCCAGAAATTTGGGCATTGGAGCCATATATTGGTTTAAAAGCAATCAACTGCGCTTCCAGCATTATTAATTATTTCGCTGGAAAAGAAATGATACCAATGTTTCAATCAATGAAAGCAGCGCGTAATTTTGTACCAGAGGCGATGGAATGACACGAGAAATCAAATGGCTTGGTCCATACATACGCAACAATTCTCAGATTGATACGGAGAAAAACATGACAGTGATTAGCATTGATAAAAAGTATCGCACCCGTGATGGCCGTGAAGTGCGAATTTATGCAATGGATGGCGATTCGCGGGAACCAATACACGGAGCCTTGAGGGATTACAGTGGAAATTGGAATCATTCGGCATGGTTTAGAACGGGCGAAAATATATATAAAATTAAAGATGCCGATCTCGTTGAAGTGAAGCCACGCATTAAACAGACATATTGGTATAATGTTTATTCAAATCCAAAAGATTGTAACATTGCTACTACAAAAAAAGAAGCTGACGAAAAGGCTTATTATAACCGCCTTGCATGCGTAAAAGTTGAGATAGATTGCGAAGAGGGAGAAGGGCTATGACCGTAATTAAGATGCCGCCACCAAAGAAGAAAGAGCCAGAATTTGTGCCGTCTCCATTTGATATAAGCAAGGAGATGCACAAGATGCAGCAACGCATGATTGCATTAGAAGATATGCTGGCGACTGTGATCATGTTTGCAGAAAGCGCAACCACGGCAGATATGACTGAGGCACGCAAAGTGCTGAATGGGGAATGATATGATCAACGACACTGAATTTGACGATCTTGAACATGAAATTGAAATGTACCGCTATGTTTTATCATGGCTGATATTGTACGGTGATTTGAATAATGAAGCTGCATTTTATACGGCTAAAGATGCACTCAAGAAATTACATCATTCATATAAAAAGAATGACGATTTTGTTCGTATCCAAATTAAAAGGGCAATAGAAGAAGAATGGGAAGAGCCAAAATGAACCGGATTTGAGTTCATTATAATGTGGTATCAGGATACCGCAAAAAAAGGGAAAAATCGTTGGGGTTAAATCTTGCATTCAATGAAATTTTCCAAAGTGTTATGTTATAACATTACATATTGAAATTAATCGGTGAAGAAATGGCTAAAAAAAAGGCAGGCAGACCACCGCATCAGGCTAATGGTGCTACAAAGAAAGCCGTAGAAATTATGGCTGCTGCTGGCTTATGGAATTACCAAATAGCCAAACAAATGAAGATAGATGAAGATACTCTGGTTAAGTATTATTCTCATGAACTGGCAACGGGCTGGTCTACAACAATGGCCGCTGCTGCCAACGTGGTTGTGACTGAAATGCTTTCCAATACTGATAAATCACTGGATGCTGCGAAGTTCTTCTTAAAAAGCCGTGGCAAAGGATTGTGGTCTGAAACCAAGCAGGTGGAAGTAACTGGCAAGGGCGGCGGTCCTATCCAAACTGAGTCAATCAACATAGATGCATTGGACTATGACGAGCAGGAGCAGCTTGAGAGTATGCTGACAGCGGTATTGGCATTACCATCATCTAATGATGAAGTTGAAGATGCTGACTTTGTTGAAATAGATGATCACAATGCTTGATATGCCAATTACAAAAAAGCACATGCTTAACCGCGCACAAGCGGAAGCATTGCGTTTCAATCTTAATAAGAAACGTTTACAGCGCAATCTATACGACTTTGCAGCAGAGGCTTGGTCAGTGATTGATCCTGCTGAGTTCGTCGGTGGTGGCTTTGCTATGCAGGCTGTATGCGATCATCTACAGGCTTGCGCTGATGGTCACATACGCAATTTGATTATCAACATTCCACCACGCTTTTCTAAATCTACGTTGGTTGGTACGTTGTTCCCGGCTTGGTGCTGGGCGCAAGACGAACTATCGCCAACGTCTGGCAATGGTGTGCAGTTTCTGTTTGCTTCATATAGTCAGTCGCTATCATTGCAAGACAGTTTGAAATGCAGACGCTTGGTTGAAAGCGATTGGTATCAGTCACGCTGGGGCGATAAGGTGCAGCTACAAGCCGATCAAAACACCAAGAGCCAGTTCGATCTAATATCTGGCGGCAGGCGGCAAACCACGTCGGTTGGCGGCTCCACGACTGGTATGGGTGGAACGTATCTAATAGCGGACGATCCTAATAATAGCCGTGAAGCCAATTCGGAAGCCATTATCTACAGCACCAATGAGTGGTGGGATCAGGCTTGGTCTACCCGTCTGAACGATAGCAAACGAGGCTGTCGTATTGTGATTCAGCAGCGCCTTAATTCACGGGACATCACTGGGCATATCTTGACGAAAGACGTAGGTTCATGGACGCACCTGATGCTGCCAATGCGGTTTGAGCCTGAGCGTCGCATTTATACGGTTCTTGTGCCAGCCGCAGCCAATGATGGTGTAAATGATGTGGTGTGGACTGATCCACGGGAAACGGAAGGCGAATTACTTTGGCCGGAACGGTTTGGCGAGGAAGAAGTTAACCTTTTAGAAAAAGACCTTGGACCTTATGGTGCGGCTGGTCAGTTACAGCAACGACCTGCGCCTGCTGGCGGCGGCATTATCAAACGGACTTGGTGGCAACCTTGGTCTGCTACTGCGTTCCCAGATATGGAAATCAACATAGGCAGTTTGGACTTGGCGTATACGACCAAGAAGGAGAACGACTTCAGCGCCATGACGTGTTGGGGGGTGTGGCAAGACGGTGGCGAATCAACGGCTATTGTCAATCGGGATCATCAGGGCAATGTGGTGTCGCGCATCCAGAAGAGCACGCAAGGCGGTGAAGTGCCAAAGATCATGATGACCAATGCTTGGAAAGCGCGACTGGAGTTCCATGAATTGGTTGATAAAATCATCAAGACGGCACGGGAAAGCAAGATTGACATCCTGCTGGTGGAAGCCAAGGGACCGGGCATATCGGTAGCGCAGGAAATCAGGCGTTTGGTTGGCATTGAAGAGTTTAGCGTCAGAGAAGTTAATCCACTGGATTTGGATAAGACAGCGCGTTTATATGCAGTGCAACATCTGTTTGCTGAAGGATTGGTTTACGCACCAACCAAGGTAGGTGACCCTGACTTATTTAGAATATGGGCAGACATGGTTGTCACTGAAGTGGAGGAGTTTCCCAAAGGCGTTCATGATGACTTGGTTGACACTGTTTCACAGGCAATCACGTTTATGCGTAAGACTGGCATGATTAGCCGTGGCGTTGAACGGACGTTTGAATTAACAGAAAGTCAAAAATTCGTTGGGAATAATTCAAATATGCCATTGTATCCAGTTTAATTAAAATTTAATTATAATGAATGATACATTATCACGGTGCAGATATTAATCCAATTGCGGCATTATATGAAATGGCTGGACGCCATTTTTGTGTTTCATTTTTATATCAATCTCATGTTGCAAGGGTGCATTCTATTGGACAAAGTGTAATGCTTGACAATGGGGCATTTACTGCTTGGCGCAAAGGCACAAATATTGATTGGAATAAATATTATGCATGGGTTGATAAGTGGTTAGATTGCCCAACAACATGGGCAGTTATACCAGATGTTGTTGAAGGTGGACCGGAACAACAAGATGAATTAATAGCAAAATGGCCGCATGGTCAAAAAGGCGCACCTGTTTGGCATATGCATGAACCAATTGATCGGCTGGTTCAATTAACTGAGTTTTGGCCTAAAGTATGCGTTGGTTCATCAGCCGAATATAGTTCTGTTCTATCTGATTCATGGTGTCATCGGATGGATGTGGCATGGAATGCTATTTCAAAAAAGCATAAAAGATTACCTTGGATTCATATGCTGAGAGGAATGGCCTGCTCTGGCAAGCGTTGGCCGTTTTCTAGTGTTGACAGCACTGATATTGCGAGGAACCACCACCTTCCCCACAAAAACCCAAGGGGTATGGCAACTAAATGGGATGGGCAACAATGCCCATTTACATGGGCAATTCAACCTGAACAAATGGAGTTATTGAAATGAAATGGATATTGCTTATTGCGTATGCTGCGTGTGTCCCATTTGCTAATTGGATGATTAGTAATGTGGGAGAATGCATTCCAAATGGCCCATGTTTATTGCCAATGGGATTTGGCTTGTCGGCTCCGTCAGGTGTTCTTATTATTGGCGCAGCTTTAATGTTGCGAGATGCCATTCAAATGGTTGCCGGGTGGCGTTGGGGATTAATTGCAATTGGTATTGGTGCAGTTATTTCATATTTGTTTGCTTCGCCATTTATTGTTGTGGCAAGTGTAATATCTTTTGTGTTGTCTGAACTGGCAGATTTTGCTGTTTATACGCCATTAGCAAAAAAACGTCTTACTTTGGCTTTGGTTGCATCTGGAATTGTTGGAGCAATCATTGATAGCGCAGCGTTTCTTTTGATTGCTTTTGGCTCAATAGATTACATTGGCGGACAAATTATTGGTAAAATTTATGCGGTAATTTTTGCATCGGTTGCTATACCATTAATAAGAAAAATGTTATTAAATGGGAATAACTTTAAAATTCCATTGCATCTAGTTTGATGGTTAGTTAAATTGAAATTGTTAAAGGAGAAATAACAATGGCAATCAAATATAAAGTAGATACTAAAATACCAATGCCCACGTTTAAAACACGGGCATCATCACGTTATCCATTTGGTGATATGGAAGTTGGTGATAGTTTCCATGTGCCACTGATGGACGTTGCATCTGGCAAATCATTGCGTCAAACCAGCTACGCAGCCAATAGGAAGCACATAGGAAAAGTATTCCGCGTGGCTGACACGGATGGCGGCTTTCGGGTATTTCGTGTGAAGTAATTCCTCCTCTGTTCCTTATCATGGGGGAAGGTCTTAGGTGCATAAGGTGCTACTACGCTGGGCGGGGGCGTAGTTTAAGATAATGGTAAGTGGAAGCTGCGAACCATAACCCGCTCTAACGCTCTAAGGAGAACACAATGGACATTGTTGATGAAGTAAAAGCGATCTTTGATGATAAAAACGGCATCATCGAACAGCTTAGGAAAGATATTCACAGCCTAAAGATTGCCAATAGGGATTTGCTGGATTGGTACGATTCATCGCGGGAGGACGCGGCGCGTTTGCGGGAAGCGTTGAAAGAAATACTGACACATGAAACAGATTATGAACCTTACGATTGTATTGAAATTGCCCGCGCCGCACTGAAGGAGGGTGAGTGATGAAGGGAACACCAGAGATTAGCCCGGTTATTTGGCTGGAACAAAAAGTTCAAGAACAAGACAACGAGATTAGAAAGCTGGAGTCTGATCTTCTGGCGGCAGAAATGCGGGAACAATTTTACGCTAAAACATTAGCACATTATGTTAAACGAATTAAGGAATTGGAAGACAATGCCAAAAGAAAAGAAAATGACGGAAGAACAGAAGCGTCTGTTGAAGATTGAAATAGCCAAGCGTGAAGCCCGAATACAATCCATCAGAAAAACACAAGGTGGGGAAGGCGTAAAACCAACGGTTACATTGCCTAAGTTTTCATGGGATAAGAAAGACGAAGCATGACTAATAAAGTTGGGCAGCATGTTGGCAAATGGACAGAGGAGCGAATTAAAATTGCTTTGGATCATTTGCACAATGGCTTGTCCTTAACGCAAGCCGCCAAGGAAATGGATATTAGCCGCATGGCTCTTACAAAGGCATTAGAGCGACACGGCGTTAAACCAAGGAGAATATGGATATGACTAACAATTTGCATTACGTGACGCCTGATGAGGCGATTAAAAAAATATGTCCGTTAAAAGCAACATCGGACGTGGATGACGTCAGTGGTCAGTGCGTTTCGCATGAATGCATGGCTTGGCGGTGGGTAGATGAAACCAGCAAAACTTATATTTGGGCAGCTACGGACTCTGACCCAAAACCACGGGAAAATTGGATTGCTATTGAAGAATATGAAATTCTTGGCAGAAAGGCAGGAATGTTCAAAGAAGGCCCGACCCACGGTTATTGCGGGATGGTGCGGTAATGGATATTGTTGAACGGTTGCGAGAGTTTGTAGGGCAATACCTCGGCGATGCGGATTTGGACGACGAATTGACCGAAGCCGCCGATGAGATTGTGCAGATGCGAGAAGACATGGTGGAAATAATGTGGTTGCTAACGCGAGGCCCGAACCGCACACGAGATATTATGGCTATCATAAATCCGTGGATACTTAAACACGCTACGTACCTTAACGCCCGCGCCGCATTGAAAGAGAGTGAGTGATGGATATTGTTGAGCGGTTAGATGAGCATTTGCGGTTTAATGGCAAAGACCAGTTATCGCGTGATGCAAAAAATTATATTGAGCAGTTGCGGGAGGCGTTAAACGCGGACAATCAAACAATCCGTCTGCATCTTGGTGAAATGACACAGCAAGAAATGAGAACGGTAAAAGCAGCGTTTGCATGGGTTCTTTCCCGCGCCGCATTGAAAAATGGTAAGTGACGCACTGCCCTACAAATTTTTAATTTGTAGGGTGCCAAGGGAAGTCCTTCTCAATCGGTTCGTTCAGCGTGGGTCACGTTACCGTTTGGTAAGAGACCTGTGGTCACACCGCCTCTGTCATCAATTTGATGAATTGGTTTTCTATGATGGTTTTGCCTTTTAACAGGAGATTCAAATGTCTTTTAAAGTTCAAACCCTGACCGCCAGTTTTACCTTGGGCATGGAGCCAAAGGCGGAATTTAGCGCGGATGTTTACACCATAGGAGCCAAACCCATGTCTTGGAACTACCGCATTGTTCTGGAGCCAAAGAACGAAACTGAAAAGTTTTCGGAAAATTTCTACACCATCCGTGAAGTGTTTTACGACGAAGACGGTGAGATCACCTTCTGGTCAGATGATGGCGCTTGCACGGAAGGTACGACCTACGCAGAGATAACGGAAGATTTTAAATTGCAAGGCGAAGCGTTTGATCGTCCTGCCCTTAAAATTGAAAAAGACGAGGAAGGCAATGACTGCCTTGTTGAATTTGAAATTGAAGACGAAGACGCAGAATCATCGGAAGATGAAGATGAA